AGAGGGCCGAGAAGGCATTGGTGAGGTTGCGGTATGCGGTAGACGGGTTCTGTCGCAGCCGTGGGATCAGGGTTCCGATTATCTGGAGGGAAAAAGGGATGTTGCAAGATTTTGAAGTGTTGGAGAACAAGCTGAAGGACGGGAAGCCGGCGGGAGGGAAGGTAAAGGCGGTAGGGCTTGAGATCAGTTGGCAGAATGGGCCGCTTGGGCGGGGAGCGGAGAGGAAGAAGCCGAATGGGGCGTTTGTGGAGACAGTTATCAAGGCGGCGTTGATTCGGCTGGAGTTCTACCAGGACAGCGGGTTCGCGTGTTCTGAGAACGCGAGTGCGATCACGAATTTGAAAAGCGCGTTGGGAGTGTTGAATTTCAGGACGATACAGCGAGAGGGTGCGGGGGTGGAGGGAACGCATGAAAGGAGGCCCTGAACCGAGGTTGCCGCCAGATATTCGGGGGAACATGGAGCTACCCATCGAACAGGTCCGTGAAGCGGTTTTTATTGCGGATACGATGACGGAGTTCCATGGTGAGCGGAAGGGGAAGTGGGGCCAGCCTTTGCCGGACAGCAAGCGGCATCGCAGGATGGGAACGGTGTCAGAGTTCTGTCTGCGACACGCCTTCGGGATGCCGCCACTGGACCGGACGACTTACGTTGATTACCGGAACCGCCATGAGGCTGATGTGGGCGATAACTGCGAGGTTCGAGCTACGGACTGGCTGGATGGGCGGTTGTTTCTCCATGAGGAAGATGCCATAGAGCCGAAGTTGAGCCGGAACTACGCTCTGATCGTTTACAAGGGGCAGGGGGTGTTCCGGGTGGCCGGGTGGCTGCCGATGTGGAAATGTGTTACGACCTGGCACGACTACGAGCATTGGGAGAATGGGGAACGCCAGCCTGAAAGGGACTGTAAGGGAGTCTATCAGGCTGAACTTCTGTTTTCTGACTGTCTGGAGATCGTAGAGGGAAACCGGGTGTATCTGTTCAAACTTGGGAGGATAAAATGTCAGACCCCGTTGTAGCGGCAGGAAAGTCAGGCACAGAGCGGCTTATCGAGGATAAGCGGCAGGGTGTTGAGCTTTTGCAGCCCTACGAGCCCTTTCCCAAGCAACAGGTATTCCACGATTCAGAGTCGAAGTACCGCCTTTTCGGGGGAGCTGCGGGGCCTGGTAAGTCATGGGCGTTGCTGATGGAGGCGGTTGATTTAGCTGCCAACGTCCACGCTGGCATCAATACGATGGTGCTACGCCGCACCTTCCCTGAGCTTGAAGCGTCGATCATTCTGAATTTTCGGCGCCTTATCCCACCGGAGGCCTACAAGAGCTATAACACTCAAAAACAGATAGTTACCTGGCACAATGGATCGGTAACGAAGTTCGGATATTGCAAGACGGATGATGACGTTTGGCAGTATCAGGGGGGTGAGTGGGCTTTCGTGGGATGGGACGAGCTGACCCAGTTCACGCTGGCTCAGTGGGTGACACTTTCAGGGTGGAACCGGAGCCCTCACATGGGCGGGAAGATGGCGGGAGCCACCAATCCGGTAGGACCGGGTTTTGGGTGGGTAAAGGCCATGTGGCTGGACAAGGTGCCGCCGGCGGGTATGGATGAGGGGCAAGCGGCAGCCTACGACCCGGACGACTACGAATTCATCCCTGCCTTGCTCTCAGATAACCCTGTTTACGCCAACGATGAGGTCTACAAGGCGAAGCTCAGAGCCCTACCCAACCACCTACGGGCAGCTCTCTTGGAAGGGCGTTGGGACGTTTTGGGGGGTGTGTACTTCGATATTTTTGATCGAGCGACGATGTGCTGCCGGCCAGAGGAAATGGGCATGAAGCCCTGGTGGCCAAGGTGGGTTTCTGTGGATTGGGGGTATATCCACCCTTCAGCGGTTTATTGGCATTGTCAGAGCGATTCAGGGACCACTTACACCTATCGGGAACTGGTCAAGGCCAAGCTCACACCGGAGGATTTGGCCTACGAGATCGTGAAGCGGAGCGGGAGTCAGGAGAAGGAGAAGATCCAGACGGTGTACCTGGCGCCAGATGCGTTTGCCCGGCGTCAGGGGCCTGACACGATTGCGGATCAGATGAACATGATTTTCCGGGAAGCGAAGTTCCCTATCTGCCGGCCAGCCAACAATGACCGGATCGGCGGGGCCATGCTGATGTACCAGATGATGAGGGATGGGCGCTGGATAATCGGGAGCCACTGTAAGGAGATCATCGAGTGCCTTCCCATGATGATCCGGGACGATAAAAACGTCGAAGATGTGATGAAAATTGACGGTGACGATCCCTACGATTCTTGCAGATACGGGCTCAAGAGCCGTTATGCGCCGAAGGCCGAGCCCTTCGATAGCCGGTTGCGGCAGATAATTAAGCCCATCGAGGATCCGAATGAGGCTATGATGAAGGTGATGCAGGAGACAGCGAAGAACAAGAAGCGCAGCCGGCAAGCCAGGCGTATGCCAAAGCGGTATGGGCGGCAAAGAAAAGGATTGAACCGATACCCGACAAGTTGACGGGGAGAGTCTCCCTGCTGTGAAGCAGCGACGGGCTTAATATGAGTCCTATCGAGCGGAGGTGCTTAGTGAACAGGCACGTTCATGCTCTCCCCGGCTCCGTGGTTGATTCTGTCAGAGATCCCGTGATAGCCTGAAGCCTGTTTTGGGTTTGACGTTTTCCATTCGCGCTCCCCGGTTTTCATGTTTATCCGGGGAGCGCATCCTTTCGCAAGTTTACGGTAGTGTCGGCGTTTTCCACTGGAGGAAACGCCATGGAAGTCGGCCAAGCAGCCACCTACGTTGACCTCGCCAATAAATCCCACGACTGCCTCATAGCCAAGATCGAAGGCAAAACTGCCAACATCGTTGTCGTTCGCGTTGACGGTGCGGAGGACATTTTTGGCAGGATGCGCGGAGAGCTGTTCCGGGTGAAAATTGGAGAGAAGCGCGGTTGTGTCATGGAACTGGATTCCTACGATCCAAACCCCAAGGCAGAACCCAAGAAGAAAACCAACAAGAAAAAAGTCACGAAGAAAAAGGCCGGAGAGTAGCCATGAGGCTACTGGAATTCATCAACGGATTCATCGACCTGTTCCGCTCGAGATATGTCCGGTATCTGGAAACGGAGATCGTGCGTATTCGCATGGAGATCGCCGGGCTCAACCACACCCTCTTGGCCAGCAAGGGCATCCAGCAAATACCCTCACCCGATCTACAGGACTTGGGCGCCAGGGGGAAAGGTCTGCGGAGTGTGGGCAAGCAGCCGCGTGAGCCTGGAGAAATGAGGGCGGTTGTAGGGGCCGGAACCCATGCCAAATTGAGAAGGGATCTTGAGCGGGAGAGCCATAGAGAAGCTGCCGCCATGGAACAAGAAATCCGGGACCACCGGAAAAAACAGGAGGCCATGAAAACAAATGCCGCACAATGAAAAGGGCGATCACTACGCGAATCCAGCCTACGGGAAGATGATGCAGGGCGGGGGGAGCAAGAAAGATGCTTCGATGAAGGCCTACGGAGAGAAGGCCGCAGCTTACGAGAAGGCCGGCTACATGATTAACCGGCTGGAGATCGAGTACGCGGAAAACGGCTTCGTCGTGAAGTGTCATTGGGAAGAACCCTATGAAAAGAAAATGAAGAAGAACGGGTCGATGGAAATGGCCTACATGGAGCCCACCGTCAAGGTTTTCAACACCGTTGGCGAAGTTCAAGCCTTCGTGAAGATGGCCTTCAACGACCACCGCCACAAGGGCAAAACGATGAGCCACAGTAGCCATGGCAGCCACGGCGCCAAGTCGATGAGCTACTGATGCCTCATTCCCGAACTCAGGTCAGGTACGCTCATTCCGTCCTGGCCGGCAAAGGCCGCAAGAATAACGGGATGCCCATAGCCATCGCCAAAGAGATCGTCGGCAAGATGAAGGGTCACGCGATGTACGAGCTTCCCGAAATAGCCAACAGTCGGAAAAAGAAGAAACTTTTTGGGAGGAAACATGGGTAGACGAGGAGCCTTTTCACAAGCGGCCCCTATTGGTGGTGGTAAGGGCGGGAGCAAGAGAAAGTCCAGAGGCAGGGGAGCGGGGGCTGCCGGGGGTGGCGTTGAATCCTTCCTGTCCCAATTCAGACAGCCACAGCGGCCACAGCCCAGGGATATTGGTGGGGGTGGTGGTGCGCGATGGGGCGGGGCTGGAAGCAGGAGAACGGCTGCCGCCGGTGGTGGTGGTAGGCCTGGGATCCTTTCAAGCCTCTTTGGAATGGGACGTTAGGCGATGGGACTCACAACTGCCTCATACCCGTTGGGGAATATAGATGGAGAACTTGACGCCCCACTGAGCGGCCCCGGCTACGGGAAGTTCATGGAAGCTCTCCCGGACGCAATCAAGTCATCGCTGCGCTCCATCATCGCGGAAATGAAGGACGAAACTCTCTCGGCCAGGCGCGAGGAAGTGAAGAAGGCGAAGCAAGCCAGAGAGTATTGGAAGGGCATCCAGAACATTTGGTGGGCCGAGTCGGATCAGGAGTGGAGATTCCCCTTTGAAACCCTTTACAACCGGGATTTTATCTCGGATCAGATGCCTCGGTACAGCTTCGTCACCAACATCTACCAGGCCTTTGGCCTCTCCATAATCTCTGTGTTATCACAGAGTAAGCCGGTAACACGCCTTTTCCCACAATCCAGCAAACAGCCCGAAGATGTGACCACGGCCAAGGTCGGGAACGAAGTCATCAAATTGATCCAGCGGAACAACGAGGCCAGCGCACTAATGGAGCGGATCGGCTACTTCTGTTGGACCGATGGCAAGGTTGCCGGGTATATGCGCTACGTTCAGGATGGCCTGAGATTCGGATGGGAGGACGTACCGGAATACGGAGAACAGCAAATTCAGCTCCCCGGAGAGGAAGCCGCGTACTCTTGCCCCGAGTGTGGTGGACAAACGCCAATGAGCGACTTCCCCCAGGACAATCTTTGCCCCGAGTGCGGATCCCCCCTGGATGAAAGTTCCCTGATGACCCCGGAGCCCTACACGGTTCCGCAGCAGACTGGCAGCCAGCGGATAGCGAAGGGCCAGGAGGTACTGGACGTTTTCGGAGCCCTGGAAGTGCGAACCCCGATGTGGTGCAACACCCAACACGAATTCCCCTATCTGATTTGGTCTACGGAGATCCACAGGGCAAAACTTCAGGCAACCTACCCCCATATTCGGGAAAAAATCTCTCAGGAAACGCCTTCAGGTGGCGAGGATACCTACGAGCGCCAGGTGCGGCTGCGGCTCCACTACAGCGGCATCTATGACGAGGCCGGCACCCCATCGGCCAACCTGATTACCTTTGACCGTTGCTGGCTACGGCCCTATGTTTTTGAGGGGATCGCTGATGAGGCTATCCGCAACGAGCTGTACCGACTTTTCCCGGATGGCGTGTACTGCGCTTTCGCTGCCGATCAGTTTGCCGAGGCCCGGAATGAGAACATGGATGACCACTGGACGGTGATGAACGCGATGCCCGGTGACGGGCAGAACAGGCCGGCCATCGGGACCGCTTTGGTGTCCATCCAAGAGCGTTACAACACCCTGAACAATTTAGTCGTAGAGAATATCGAATTCGGCATCCCGCCAATCTATGCCGATGATAGCGTCCTGGACTTCGATGCCATCGAGGACACCACCGCCGAACCTGGGAGTCACTACCCCGTCACGCCACCGGCAACGGGGAGGGTCCGGGACGCCTTTTTTCAACCACAACCTACGCCCCTGGCGTCTGAAACCTACCGATATATCAACGATCTTGCCGGCCCTATGGGCCAGTTCCAAGTTGGGGCTTTCCCATCGCTGATGGGCGGCTCTGCCGCAAACATTGACACAGCCAGTGGATATGCGATGAGCCGAGATCAGGCGCTTGGCCGGCAAGGCATCTTCTGGCGCGCCATCAAAACCTTCTGGGACAACTGCATGGTCAAGGGGGTCATGGTCTACCGGGACAACCGGAACGAGGATTTAGAGATCCCCATGAGCGAATTGGGGCAGGAACACGACAGTCGGTTGATTCGACTCGATGACCTACAAGGAGCAATAACGGTCTACTCGGAAACCGACGAACAGTTCCCAGAAACTTGGGTCCAGAAACGCCGAACCCTCATGGAGCTTTTGGGATCCGGCAACGAGGAATTCGCTCAGATTCTACAGCACCCCGAGAACATGAAGATGCTCAAGGATTTGCTCGGACTGGACGATCTGGAAATACCCGGTGATACCAGCCGCGACAAACAGTGGAAAGAGATCACGCAGATGCTTGAGGAAATGCCGATTCAGTCAGAGCTAGGCTTTGAATCGTCAGTGGAAATTGACGTTTTCGACGTTCATCCCGTCGAGTTGGGAGTGCTATCTATCTGGATCAATTCTTCAGAAGGCCAGAAGGCCAAGGAACAGAACCCGATGGGTTTTATCAACGTCAAGGCCCATGCCCTACAGCACCAGGAAGCCATCCAAATGCAGGAAACGGCAGCGGAGAAAAAACAGTTGATTATGACCGCGGCGATGGCCCAGGCCGAAGCAGCCGGCAAGCTCCAAATAGAGCAGGAAAAGCCCCCGCCGAGAGCGCCAGCAAAGGGGAAAAAATGAGCCGAGGAACACTGACCACCATCATCATCGTCTTTCTGCTTCTGATCTTCGTGGAGGTATCCGGGCAGACCGTGGATCACACCTTCGGGCTGCCGATCTATTGGGATGCCAACACCGAGTCCGATATGGTGGATTACGGGGTTTACCGAGCTGATGCCGATTGCACCGATCCGGTGCCAGCTCCCCCCAACTGTCCTGCCTTCGTTGAAGTGGCCACTGTGGCGCAGGGACCGGATCCGATCCAATGGACCGAGCCCGGCCCCGTGGTGTTCGTCACCCAGGATTACGTCTATCGCGTGACAGCCCGGAATACGAGCGGGAATGAAAGCATCTTCTCGGACTCCCTCACGATCCGCTGGCTCAACCCCGATGCACCGGGTAAGCCCGGAGCCCCCAGGCCGACGACAATGGTGGTGTTCATCATCAACGGGGATGAAAATATCGTGACAGCCAGCTTCTATTCGGGGCCGAGGGTGAACCCTTAATGGCTGGATGGATTAAGACAGGGCAGTTCATTACGCCGGCTTCAGGAACTACCGTTATCGACATAACGGATAAAGGGAATGACGCCAAGGCGATCCACCTGTGCTGCACCAACAATACTCTCCTGGACACCGAGCAGATCCACTCGGTAATGAACCATGGGATCAGCGATGGCTCGGTTGACCGATCTGTTCTTCACAACACCGATCAGACTTCCCTTGTCAACACCCGTCGATCCAACAGTGACGCCCTGGTTCTGGACCTGGAAGATCCCACAGACGATAGCGAAATTCTCACCATTACGGCAGCGGCCATGAACGCCAACGATGTGACCCTGACCTATGGGAGTTTTTCTGCCGGTCAGATTGTCAACTTCGTGATTTTCGGTGGCGATGATTGCCAAACTTTTGTCGGAAACGTACCCTCAAACGATGCCAGTAGCCCATTCACCGGAGTAGGCTTCCAGCCCGAGATTGTCCTGGCTATCTGTAGCGGGAACGCAGTCAACAATCAATCGGAACACTCCTATCAGAGCTTCGGTGTGTCTGACGGTACGGATGAGTGGGTACTGTTTGCTTTCCAGGGCAACAATAACCAGGCCGATAAGGGCAGCGTCCTGGTGGAGAACCAGATTGCCGGCCAGATGGACCTGAATTTTGCCGATTGGGGAGTGACGATTCTGGCCATGAACAGCGATGGTTTCACCTATGAGAACGTACCCACGGCAGACACCGGGGGAGCGGATATTTGGTTTGTGCTGTGCGTGACCTTCAACGGCACCCTCGGGATCGACATTGGGACTTTCACCAAGGACATAGGCGCGGCCCCTGTCACCCAACAGATGCCTGATTTGGGGTTCACGCCTCAGTTCTATTGGCTGTCCTCGGCCTGTGACGTAGGCACTTCAGAAACCAACACCAACAACTGCCGTGTAGCTCACGGAGCCTATGACGGGGGTGACGGGCAGAGCTGTATCGAGACAGCCCAACAGAATGACGCCACCGATTCTCACTCGCGCACCCATGCCTCGGAGGTTTTGCAGATTTCACAGGATCTCAACACCAACGGGATCCAGGCTTCAGCCACTCCCGATGCGATTACCGATTCGACGCCCTCTTTTGAGTGGGATCCGAATACGGGAGCTGCCACCATCATCGGGTACTATGCTCTTGAGGAAGAAGCTGCTCCCGGAGGGCTCCCGATCCCGGTAGCCCTGAACAGTTACCGTCAACGCCGTCAGAATCAAGTGATTTGATATGCCCTTTCTACGTCAAAGCACCATACAGAGCATCCGTTTCGGGCCGTTCCTAGACGCCACTGACGGAGTAACCGAGGAAGAAGCCCTGACCATCACCCAGGCCTTGCGCCGAATCTCCAAGGATGGGGCAGCCTACGCCGCGTCAAGCGAAACAGGGAACTCCACCCACGATTCGGACGGTTGGTACTTCGATGACTTCACGGTAGCCGACACCGACACCGTGGGCGAGCTGCTTCTGAACGTGCAGGATCCCGCAACCTTCCTGCCGTTTTGGAAAAGTTGGTGGGTGCTTCCGCAAGTGATTTTCGATGCGCTCTTTGGCGATGGAGCCGCTGGCTTCGATGCCAATGGGCGTGTCAGCGTGGGCAGTTTCCTGGCGAGTGCCGTGGTCCTTTCTGGAGGCCTTCCCGATGTGAACGTGGCCAGCATTGACGACATAGCGGCCCCGGCTCTGTGGGTCGGCTCTTTCAACAATCCTTCCGCTGCGGCCATATCTACCGCTGTGTGGTCCGAGACAGTGAGAATCCTGACCGCGAATACCAATTTCAATGATCCTACTGCTGCCGCCATATCTGCAACTGTGTGGGCTGAGACTGTCAGGATCCTTACGGCCAGCACCAATTTCAACGACATTTCCACGGCCCAGGTCAGAACGCAGGTTGACGATGGCCTGGTTGCCATCCACCTGGATCACCTGTTTGCCGTGAATTACGACCCGTCAGCTATTCCGGGAGTGGCCGGCGCTCTATGGAATGAAATACTTGAGGATGACGGTGAAGGGCTGGCCCGGTACACAGCCAAGGCCCTGGAGAACGTGCCTCTCTCGGGTGGTGGGTTCATCACGGCGGCCTACCGATGGGATACCGACACCGGGGCTACGGATCCGGGCTCGGGTGACGTAAAGGCCGACAATGGTAGTTTCGTTGCGATCACTGAAATTTATATCAGCTCCACCACGAATACCGGCTTCAACGCCGACGAGATTCTTGGCAAGCTGGCGGTCAACGACAAGATCCTTCTTTCCAGAGAAAGCGGAGGCGGCGGGAACTTTGTCCAGGCCACAGTCAGTGGAGCGACTACCGACAACGGGGGATGGTGGACGATTCCGGTTTCGATTGACGATAGCGCCGGTTCTTTCTTGGCAAACAGCACCATCAACGTAACCCTCGGCTTCCAGGCAGCCACGGCTGAAGCCATCGCTGACGCGGTGTGGGACGAGGACGTTGTATCCGCTCACGGATCCGCAGACTCGGCTGGCTTGATTATCAGTGAGCTGACGAAGCGTTCCGTGACCTTCTCTACCGCCGTGGTTTCCGGGTCCATTTTCGACCAAATTGCTGACGATGGAACGGAAGTCTTTGACCGGACCACTGATTCGCTCCAGGCCATCGCTGACAGTGGAGGGGGAGGCCCGACAGCCGCCGACATAGCTGACGCTGTTTGGGATGAGAATAAAGCCGATCACGATGCCAGTGGGAGTACGGGCGAGGCCCTTGGTGGAACGCTCATGCTTCAGACCACCATACTGTCCCACATTTCTCAGACTTTATTTACCCTGAACGGTGGATCCCTGGATGATGACGCCTATAACAACTGCTTGATCGTAATTATCGACCAAACCTCGGGATTTCAAAAGACTTACGGCACAATCTTGAATTATGTGGGTAGCTCTAGGGGCGTGACCTTGAAGGCCGACCCCGGTATTTTCACCACGGCAGTCAACGATTTGGTGTTGATTTACGCCCCCGTAGGCGGCTTCGTCACCGATGCGATCACAGCCGATGCCATGGATATTGACTTCGGGCGGGAGATAGCCGACAGGATCCTGGCCCGGAACATCGGGGCCGGCTCCGATGGTGGCCGCACCATCCAAGACGCCTTCCGGGCCATCAGAAACCGCAGAGCTATCGTTGCCGGAACGCTCTCGGTGTTCGAGGAAGATGACAGTACCGTGGCCTGGACCGCAGCGGTTACGACCACCTTTGGCAACCCAATATCGGAGATCGACCCCGCATAATGTTAGGTGATGGAACGCTCTCAAGGGACTGGACTTTCGACGCTGCCGTACCCCCTGTTGGCGATGTAACCCACTGGCGGGAGCGCCACGGAGGCCTACACTTGGAGTGGCGCTATCTGGTCAACACTTACCCCATGAACACCTTTGACGTAAATAAATTCATCATCGTGTTCTGGATTATTGTCTCTTTTACGATGTAGAGTAGGAGGAAGCAAAATGGTTGAAAACACAATAGCCCCGATCATCCGAAAAGGCCAAGTCAATTTCCTGGCCATCGACACGGCAGTAGGCACCGGCCTGGACGCTACCAACCGCTTCGTCTTACCCCAGGATTTTTCCATGGATATGACGAATGTGACCTTTCAATCCAAGGGAACCTTCACCGTCCTGAACTGCGACATTGAGGTATCCCTGGATGGCGGTCAGACCTTCTCGGTGATCGGATCAATCGACTTCGCGGCCACCCCGGCAGCTCGTAATGACGTTGGTAGGACCGGCATCTACCGGCTCAACGTCACGGCTTTCACCGGAACCGATGCCAGCGTTGTAGTGGGGATCCCGTAATGAATAGAGTGCTTAATATCGAACTGGATTATGACCTGGAAGGGCTCAAGAAGTCTGCCGGTGAGAACGGCCCTGCCATCCCGCCGAGCCCTGAGATCACCCGGAACATCATCGAGAACACCTATTCGCAGAATCACGCAAAGATGAAGGTGAAACTGGCAAAGGTATGGCGCAGGATCGTCAAGAATATCGAAAAGGCGATGGCCGAGAAGCGAACCCTTGTCGTGATGACCGATGAAGATTTTAAGTCTCTCCAGGGCGAAGTGGAAATGTGCGAGTACGACAACCGCCAGGCCTTCATCGTCCCGGTGCTACAGTACGAGCTTGACCGAATTGCAGACCTCTCGGACAAGGAATCCGTCGAAATCCTCAAAAGCCTGGAAGCCAGCACAGCGGCCAACGAACAGGTTAAAAATGTGCTGGAAATGAGCCAAAAAGCAAAATAGTTGCTTTAAGGCAGCCCTGTGTGCTTACAATCTCCACAGCCGACACTACCGGCTATTGTTTCGGTCTGACCGCCGGAGAGCGATTTTAGGCGGTCAGACCTATCCCTTCTCCGGCGGTCATTCCGGGCATAAACCCATATCACGAACTCACGGGGATCCGAACACCCCGCCCTGAGAAGGGAAAAGTCGGGAGAGAGGGAATCATGGGACAACCGAGTGGAACGGCTCCAAGTGCGGGAGCTGAGAATTTATCCGACGAGGCTCTATTAGCCGGCACAGAATCGCCAACTGAGTCAGGAGCCAAACCTACCGAGCCGGTGGTCAAACCACCTGAATCACCACCACCCGAGGTGCCAGATGGCCAAAAACCTGATGGAGAAGCGGGGGCCGAAGGAGAAGAAGAAGCCGAAACCGATGTGGCTGCAAAGCCTGACGGTGAGGCAGAGGAAACCGAGGAAGCTATTGCGGATAGGGAAGTTCCCGACGACATTAAAACCCTGTTCAAAGAAGAAGGCGTAGGTCCGAAAATCAGGGATCTGTATTTCCGCGACCAGGCCTTTCGAGAGGTTTTTTCGACAGTGGCAGAGGCCCGTGAAGTGAAAGAGCTGCTTCCCAATGGCGTCCAGAGCGCCCAGGAAATGCTCGACGTAGCTTCGCGGCTTGAGCCCTTTGAAGAAGCCTTTGAGAAGGCGGGTGAGGGGGGCGAAGGCCCTACCGAATTCTGGCAAGCGGTCTACAACCAGGACGAAAAGGCCTACCATAACCTTCACTCCAAAGCTGCCGAAAATGTGCTGCACCACTTCCACGATCAGGCCGGCAAGTCGAATGACACCAACCTGAAAGCGGCAGTAGACGTTTTATGGCGTCGATTGAATGGAGAGCAGTACAGTGGCCCGGAAACGGCCCCAAGGGAATCTCTCCGAGAGAGCAACCTTGTGGAGCGAGAACAGGCGTTAGATGCCAAGGAAATAAACGGATTCAAGGCCATGGCCTTAGATCAGACCCACGATCAGGTACGGACCATTATTACGGCTCACGTTGATAAAGTGCTTAAAGATAGCGCGGTGCCGAAGGGCGCCAAAGCGCGCATCATTGAAGATATTGACCAGGAAATCCGTATCAAGGTCAGTGAGAATCCCACCCTAAAAGTTCAGCTCAAGAGAGCCTTCCGCAACGGGGACCGTGGGCAAAGGCATTTGGAATCCATCGTCGGAATTGTGGTGAGCCGGGCGAAGAATCTCCTTGGAGAAGTTTCGCGCAGCGTCATCAAGGAATGGACTGGTTCCTACCTTGCCCATAGCAAACAACAACAGGAACGGCGGCAAACTTCTCACGCTGATGTTGGAAGTGGAGGCCCCCCAGGACAACCTTCTGGAGCCTTGCCCTCGGCTGATAAAGTCGATTACAGCAAGGTCACGGACGAACAACTCCTGACGGGAACCGAAATTCCAATCAAGCAGTAGAGACTGCCGCTTATCGTAACGGAGGGCTTGAATCATGCCTCAGATGGTAAATGCCGATACCGTTGCGCTACAGCTCGAAAAAGTGCGCGAGCGGCTTCCCTTGCTCTATGAGCGGGAAGGCACGTTCTATTCGATGCTGACCAGGCGTGGCGATGTTGAGCAAGTGTCAAGCCGGAATATGCGTGTCCCGCTCCAGATGAAGCCTGGCGGTAAAGCCGGCCAAACGTCTTTTGACGGTGGAGCATTGGGCCGTGGTTCCGGTACGCGGTATGAGGTAGCGCAGTTGGCTCCAATCGACTTCAAGTTTGCAGTCGAGCTGACAAAGCGAATCGAATACAGCACGAACAGTCGGGAAAAGGCCATCGCCAACGCCGTGACGCGGGAAACCGCCAACGGTATGGCCCAATTCCGAAACTTCCTGGATCGGTATTTGCAGACAGCCGGTGATGCTGTTCTTGCGAATATCACGGTTGAAGCCGACCCGGTCCTAACTTTAGGGACTCCAAACCTTGCTAACCTGATGTACGACAATCAGACGGTTCAGGTATTCAACGCCGCTCTGACTGTTGATCGTGGATCCTTGGAAATCCAATCTATCGACTACGAGAACGCGCAGATCACGATTGACGCGCTCCCCGCAGGAACGATTGCTACCGATCTGATCGTTGTCGATGGTGTGGCCCCCCCGGCCCCTGTAGGAATCTTCGGTGTACCGTACCACCAGGACGGTGCCGCCACTGGAACATGGTTGAATCTGGATAGGGCATCCTTTCCAGAGATCCGCACCCCGCGTGTGGACGCTCTTAGCGCAGCCCTGACCACTGGTGTCATTCGCCTGGCTCTCAACAAGATCCGCAAGGCTCTTGGTGGAGAGATCCTGATGCGGAATCGCCTGGAAGCCTGCATGAACGTGGAGCAAGAGGATGCCTACGAGGCTCTGGCTATCACTATCTCGGAGATCATTAAGCAACCTTCCGCGAGGCAGGGTGTTGATCTTTTCTTCAACGGGAAGAAAACGATGAGTGGTATCCCGATTCATGCCAACGTCCATTGGAATCCAGAGCGGATCGACTTCATCGCTTTGGCCCATTGGGGCAGGGCCGTGTCGAAAGACATTGACCTGTACGAAGTAGGGGGGCAGACCGTTTATCCTCTCTACAACTCCACGGATGGGGGCTTGGATGCCGCGATGATCTTCTACATCGTGACCAGTTTTCAGGTCTGGACCGACAGCCCGAGGGTCGGTACTTACATCGAAAACTTAGCGAAGCCCACGGGTTATCCGTGATCGGAGGCTGATTCTTGGTTGATTTGCAGATTCAGACTAAGGATCCCGCGACGAGATCGCTTCTTCATCGCATTGATGCTGATGAAAAGCGTTTCTACGATGATGAGGGTCTGAGGGTCAGGACCGGCAGAGAGATCAAGGAAGTTCCTCGAGAGATTCAGGCTCTCGCCCGTCAGGTCGGGGGCTTGAATCTTCTTGGGGAACCCAACTACCGCATCGTTTGGGGATGGGCCAGGCTCACCCTCATCGGCGGGGAGTGGACGGATCTTGATGAAGATGGGAACTACTACCAAACAGTCGGTCAGTACAGGTGGGAGCCCAAGAATATGCCTTTCGACAGGTGGCACTTGGAAAGGTGGTTTGCTCCTGAAACCTTTGGCTCTCCAGAGGACTGGCACGACTACACCAAAGAGGAATTCAATGGCGTGGAATTCGCGGCGTTGGGGCCGTACCCGTCACGCGGAGAGTATGAGGGTTGCTACTGTTTCCAGAACCCTGACGGAACCTACCAAGCTCTTGAGTCCCACGTTGTTGAGACAGTTATTCAGGCTTTCCAGTATCAAATCCACATCAGTAACGTGGAACGGCGCGCAGCTCTACACAAGCGCGAAGAATTGAAGAAGAAGGCAGATGACGATTTTGCGTATGCCCTGGTGGACGACTGCTATCCCGCTTTTTACGGGAAGCCCAATGTGTCGGTGCCAGGTAAGGAGGAAGAACCATGAACGAGATCACGATTTGCAGCATTGTCCCTTATGAGAGGCATTGGGAGCGGTCCTACGGCCACTTCCGAATCCAGCCAGGAACCATCCAGGATCCGACCTACCTCGTCATTGGGGATGCCCAAGACAAATACTGGACGGACCTGGAGAAAGGCCAGTTCATCATGGTCCCGGTTCAGGCCAGAAACATCGTCAATGACTTTTTGAGCGACAAGGAACTGGATCAGGGCTTTTTCTCGATAGAGGGTGACGAGCCCACGGAAGCAGAAATGAACACGGCGATTGCGAGACAGCGCGCTTTCTACGTCAAGTTGGTTCGCCTGGGGGATACCGCTTGGGCTCAATACGGGAAGCATGAGCATATTTCAGACGCCCAACGGCGCGCAGCTCACTCGCTCGGCGTCCAGAAGGATTGGAACACCATCGCCGTGGCGAACATCGAGTGTCCTTCCTGCGGGGAGTTTGTGCCGGCCCATGTGGCGATGTGCAAGCATTGTTCTGCCATCATTGACCGCGAGGCCTACAGCAAACTGGAGTTTGCCGGAGCCCCGCCGAGCCAGGCCGCAGCTCCCAAAGCCTATGAGGATCTGAGCGAAGGGCGAGAGGCAGCAAAGGAAGCACAGCCCGAGCTGCATGAGTCCCATCGCCCGACCACCACGGAGCCCGTGACCGAAGGAAAAGAAGCGTAGAACATGGTTTTCATCACAACTGACGCCCAGGCCCTCGCCAGGGCATACCTTAACGACCTCGATACCCCCGCTGGCGATGTTTACACCGATCCGGTGCTGTTCCCGTTCGTCAACTCGGCCTATCGGGATCTACAGCGCCGCCTTGTCGAAAACGGCGTCAGTGTGATGATCCGGGAAACCGACATAACTATTCCCACCGGATTCACGGTATGGAACGACCTTAGCTCCCCGCCGCTGCCATTGGGGTTCATCGTGCCTCACAGTCTCAGGGAGAGGCCGGACAACAGCAGCGAGAAATTCCAGCAAATGCAGAAGCACGTTTCCGGCCTACCGGATATGGACCCTGACGTAAACTTGGGCGTGTGGGAGTGGCGAGACAACGCCATCCAATTCGTAGGTGCCACCCGCGATATTGTGGTCAAGGTGCGTTACGAAGTGCAGCTTGACGATCTGACCCAATCCGGCCCCACCACCAACATCGTCCTGATCCGGGGAGCTGAGGAAGCCCTGGCGCTCCGAATCTCGGCCCTGGCGGTACGCAGCCGGGGAGTCAGGACAGAATCCAGTGACTTACAGGGCGAGTACCTGAGTGAAGTGACGCGAATGGTGAGGCGCAACCGTAAGCCCGAACAGAGAAAGTCCCGTAGGCGCAAACCCTACGGCTTCAGGAACTATTACTGGCAATTCCGTTATTAACCGAGTCCGTGTCAAATGACACGCTCATGCAACCAAAAGGAGGTTCAGCATGACACTCACAGTGGTAGTAGTAGACAGGCATTTTGACGGTCAGAGAATCCACGTTTCAGGGCTTCTTATAGCGAGTGGCAGCTATGTCACAGGCGGGGATACCCTCAACTTCTCACACACAAACATCAAGTCCAGCAGAGCCCCCGTTTGGTGTACCGTTGACGGTGTCAACGGATTCGTCTACGGGTGGGTGCTTGGAGCCACCCTACAGACTCAGAGGTTGACAGCCCATGAGGCGGGGGCTCAAGGGAGCGCCTTGGATGAAGTCGCAGCGGGGGCTTACCCTGTCGGGATCACCACCGACGTTCCCCGTTTTCACGCTATCTTTCCGAGCCGCTAAGGAGGCCAGCATGACTCTCGCAACAACCGTAAGAGACACATGGTTTGATGGCCAGAGGCTCCACGTTGTAGGAACCCTTGTGGCCAGCGGCAGCTACGTCACGGGTGGGGATAGTTTCAGTTTGAAATCGGGCCGGATCAGGTCGCGCCGCCCACCCAAATACGTTCATATTAAGGGTGCCAACGGATTCGTCTACGGCTGGCAAGCCGGCCCCCAGGACGCTCTAAAGATGCTTGCGTTTGAGGCTGGCGCCCAAGGGAGCGCCCTGGATCAAGTGGCGGCGGGGGCCTACCCTGCCGGGATTATCGCAGACGGGATCCAGTATCACGCCTACTTCATCATTCAGTAGTGAGCTGTGAGCGTAGAGGGCCTCAAACCAAATGCTTTGGAATTCTTCGGGGGTTTTGTTTCCCTACCGGACCCTTCTGACGTTCCGGTAGGGATGAGCCCCGAATGTGGTGATTGTATCTTTGCCACTGGTAGAGTGTCGTCCCGGCCAGGCCTCGGACACCCTTTTCCGAGCCAAGCCCCGGCCAAGATCAACGGCCTCAAAACCTACGTCAAAATCGACTTGAGCCGGCGCTTGATCGTCTTGCTCTCCGATGGAACCCTGAAGGTGGAGCGCAGCGCCGGCTCCCTGGACGTTATCACCACCAACCTCAAGGACGACCTACTCTACAAAAGCACCACGCTCTTTGGGCGGGAGTACATGGCCTTCTCGCAGGACGGTATTGGAGAGGAATTCCCGTTCTACTTCGATGATGTGAATTTCCTGAGAGTGAGCCCGAGCGGCCCCGGAGTGCCTGGAACCGCGATGAATGAGGACTCCAATGACCAGGACTACAATACCGGCCAGGACGAAGATCACGAATTGGATGAAGGGCAACCTGGAGGGGAAGGCAACCTGGGTCAAGCGGTCCAGTTCCAGGCCACCGGCTCCGCGATCACGGTCAACTTCTTTCTCAAGAGCATCGGCACCCCTGCCGGCAGCTTGCGAGTCGTTGTCAAAGAGGGGGCTCCCGATGACACTAGCAACCCGGATGACCACGCCGTAAGCGAACTTCTCCTGGCAAGCACCGTTGGTGGCGCTTACTCTATGGTGACGTTCACCTTCTCCGAGTCCTTTGAAGTGAAGCCCCTGGATGGTAACGGCCAATACCACTTCATTCTGGAAGGGGATTCGGTCTACGATGCGGCCTACGTTGTCGGGGTCGATGCGATTGTGTGGGGAGCTGACGGAACCGCCCCAACTTACCCGTTTGGAAGTGCTATTTTCTATGACGGTGCCGTTTGGACAGCCGACACTAGCAAGGATTTTCTGTTTGAAATAACCACAGTTTCCGGGGTTATCACCCCTGGCATCCACAAGATGATGATGTGGTTTGAAACGGAAACCGGCTACTGGACGAAGGGTTCTCCTTCTTTTTCGTGGACCGCCGAGGGCAACAAGGCCGTTGAGGTCACGAATATCCCCATTGGGCCTTCCTACGTTGCAGCCAGGCGCTTTGCCTTCACGATTGCGGGGGGCGAGGAGTTTTTCCATATTGCCGACACCATGCGGCTCGGTGACAACACGACAACCTCATTTCTCATTGACTTCACCGACACCGATCTACTGGCCGGCCAGAACGTAGACAAGCAGCTTCGCGCTCTCCAGCTCCCACCCGAGGCCTGTGTCACTTCCTACGCGAATCGGCTCGTTTGGGTGGGTGAACGGAACCGGCTTCAACAGTTCATAAATCTCTCTTTCGATGGGGGATCCCAGGCAAACACAAACGAAGATGTGCCGCATGGATGGACCCTTTTTATAACCGGAGGATCACAGGAAACAGTCGATGTTATCCATGGATTTGCCTACAAAATAACCGGCGATGGGAACGATGTAGTCGGCTACATTTTCCAAAATGCCGCTTTTGACCAGTACAATTCTCTGCCCCTGCTCGAAGCTGGCAGGGCCTACACGGTGAAGGCCAGAATCAAGCGGTCTGCCGGTATGGTTGCTGGCCAAGTGAACATCGACGTAATAGGGTCATCTGTCGGCCTCGACACGCTAGGGCTGGTCGTCAACGCTGCCACAGCCACGGAGGACTACGAGGAATTTGAGGCAGAGCTGATGCCTTCCCAAACGATAATCCCCGATGACCTTCAGTTGAGAGTCTTTGCCAATGTTACGCCCACAAGCGGGGAATTCTTCCTGGTGGACGAGATTGAGATTTGGCCCTCGGATCGGGACTTGAACCCGTCAACGGCTCGGGTATCGGATCCAGACGACCCGGAGTTTTATGATTCCTTGACCGGCCTTATCAGCATCGCCCAGGACAACGGCGAATCGCTCAGAGCCGTGTTCGTGATTCGGGATATTCTCTATTTCGTCAAGGAACGCTCCCTGTGGGCCACCAGGGACGATGGGATCGGCCCCCCGTCAACATGGACCGTTGAGGAGGTTTCGCCGGTTGTAGGCACCTTCTCGCCTCATGGCGTGGGACTTGGTGAGGATTGGGTGGTCATCGCCGGCCAGGAAGGGGCCTATTTCTTCGATGGGGGCCGGCCAACCAAACTCACCAACGAGATCGACGCCGAGTGGAGAAGGATTCACTGGAAGTTCTCCCACAAGATGTGGGTGATCGTCCACGCCGAGGAACAACGCTTTATGATCGGCTTCGTAGACAGCCGGACCCTCCCCACCATGGAGGAACCCGACAGAGTTTGGATGATGGACTACCAGGAGGGCTTCCAAGATCCGCTCAGAAACCAGGGCAGAGGCCGCCAGTGGTGTATTTGGGAGATCCCGGCCAATAGCGCGGCCATGGTCGAAAGAGGGGATGCCCGGACCCTGACCGCCTTCTACGGGAGCAACGGCGGTCCTTCGGGAACCCAAAACGTAGGGGAGATTTTGACTCAAGATATTGTCGGTGCCGGCGGCCTTAGCTCAGGGCTGTTTAGAACGGATAACGGCGTCATCATCAATGCCTTCTACCGGACAGCTTTTCTCTCCCATACCGTTTTCTCAGGCAGACAGCTTTTCGCCTATTTGACCCTCTATTGCCGGGGCAACGGGATTCTCAACCTTGAAATGTTCCGACCCGACGAAACGAGTGTCACTATCAGGGGCTTCGCGCTGCCGGGGCTCGGAGTCGGGCAGAGAAAAGACTTGGAGAGGCAAATCAATCTCCTTTCCGAAAGGGTGTCATTTAAGTTCGGCATAAGCGTTCTCGATGAGAGTTTCACGCTGACCAAATTCGTCCCGTGGTCGAGGGCCTCGCCGTTCGACTTCATCCGAGGAACTAACTAATGCCTCTACTCATACCGATGATCGAATCCTTCCGCGACCAGGCCCGGCTGTACGAGGTTCTGAAGTCCTTTGTCGTTGCCATCAATGAGAATGAAAAGGCGGTAATTGCGGCTGGCGGGGTGACTGGCCTGGACTCTGATGGGAACAACAACGAGGTACTGACCTTCGTGCAGGAGACAGGATCGAACACCGAATGGAAAGGACCGCATGAGATCGACACCTTCGTATCGGGGGTGTTCTGATGGGAGATCGCAAGGTTTCCTACCCGCCTTTGGCGCAGCTTGAGCTTGGCTTGACCCTGGCGCGGCTTTACAAGGTGTCTCCCGGAAGGATCATCCTTCAGTTCGATCTTGTTGTTTGCAACTTCAGCCCCGCCGATGTGGGCTATGACCTGAAGATACGGCCCACCGGAATACCCACGGCCAACCTACACTTTTTAAGGGGATCCGCGACAGCGGCAGCCGGGAAACTGGCCGCCGGGAACACTGAAATTTGGTCCCTGAAATTCAGGCCAGGTGACACCTACGAGATCGAGGCCGCAGCCGACACGGTAAACAGCATTTCCATGACCCTGAGTGCCGGCGAGGCCCACATGGCCAATGAGTAACTACACCTTTCCGCTACCCCCAGGAGTGTTGAGCCAGCCGAGCCTTCAAGTGTTCCCGGCCCCGATCCCGTTTGTTCCTGATGAACTTGCCGAGTTGTCTCAACAGGAATGTTTCAGTGAATACATTGAAATTGAGTCGGACGCTGCCGCTGACACCTACGGGCCGTGGGTTGAAGGGATCGCCTCAACGATCAGGGCGAATACTTGGTTCGCTTTTGGCGTTCTGTACTTTGTGTTCATCACCGAAACCTGGACAGCGGCAATCGACATTGGGGTGGGTGCAGCCGGTGTGGAGGTTCCCGTAGTGTCGGAGATCCCGTTTCAGTGGAGTGGATTTATCGGGGCTGGCGGGTCTGCCCTTGGGACTTGCTACACCGGGCCGATTGTAGGTGGGATCCCCGCTGGATCCCGTGTCTCTCTCAGGCATAAAGACAACACCACTATCGTTCAGAAATCCCTGGTAATGCTCAATCTTTTGGCTTGAATCATGGCTAATATGCAGCAGCAAAATTCGGGCGGCACCTTCAACCTTATCTCGGGAGTGCAGGACGTTCATGGGGCTTACGTCGAGGCGATTGCGAACACGCAGTTCGATGCCAAGTGGATCTGGATTGCTTTGGGGAATTACTCAGGGGCGAGTGCTGACCGTAATGACCAGGAGGTACAGTTTGACATAGCCACGGGGCCAGCCGGGTTCGAGGTTTCCGATTACGCGGATTCTTACTTCTGGAACTCCGGTGGCGCAACACTGAACGCCCAAAACTTCTTTCTGCCCGTGAATATCCCCGGTGGCAGTAGAATTTCGCTCCGCATACGAACGAACAGTGTAAATGCGCCCATCACCTACCGGGTCCACAATCTGTGCATCACCGACACTCCGATGCCCAAGGGCAGCCCGGTCAACACGCTAATCCTGCCGCGCACCATCTTTGAACCCGGCGATGGCTCAGATGGGCCGATTGTGGAAGTGATCGCCTCTCTGCCTCACAAGCTCGACTACATGATTATCCTCTGGGAAAATTTACAACTGAACTCGAATAAGTTTACGAATTGGGATCTGATGACCGGATCTTCGGGAACGGAGTTTGACCGATTGGGTGAAATGGGGGGTGCCAAGCAAATGATTTTTACGCTTCAAGAGCAAAGCGTAGCATGGTGCGGCCCCGTGTCCTTTGATGCCGGGGAACGGCTCTCAGTGAGAGGGAAAGAATCGGGTGGCAATCGTACCAATATATTCAAAGCTGTCGCGTGGGAGTATCCACCGCAATAATGTCGAATTATCTGAATGAAGCCAGTCCAGTCGTTTTTGTCCTCGCGGGACCGGGAGACACTCAGGGGGCTATCGAGGAACTGTTTGCTTCGACAGTCAGGAAATCAGGGTGGCTGTGGATTTTCTTCAATACGATCCCCAATTTCGACCCAACACCCCCAAACATCACTGAGGGACGACTGATGAAGATGAACATTTACACGGGTCCAGCGGGGGGTGAGAGTGTCGTAATGTGCAGAGTCCCAAACTGCCAGAACTCCACAATACGGGAAGGCGGGTACTGGAATGGAATGGGCCTTCCATGGGTGTTCAACCAGGGAGTGCGAGTTAGCTGTAGCATCGCCACTGGCAGCGTAAGTCCCAATCCGGCTAAAAACTTGGTACAGTTCAGGCTCATAGAGAAGCCCATATAGAGGGGAAACAACACCATGCCCTTTTTCACCGTCTATGTTAAAGCCACCGGAGCCGCCTACAGCAGCACCCACGCCAGGGCGCAGCTTGCGGATCCGATGCCAGCGCACCTTGACTTCGTAGAGCAACCGAATCCCCCTGACCTGAGCGCGGTAATGTGGGATCCCACCACCCTGGCGTATATCCCGAAGCCAACGCCCATCCCCACTCGCCTGGAAGAACTGATGGCCAAGACAGCGGGGCCAAGCGGTAGGATCTATACGGAGGAAGAACGTGACGAGATTTTCAAACTGTTGATCGGGGGAACTCTGTAGGATGGAGACAATCCGAACCTACAAGGAGCAGGACTTGTCGGACCTGAAAAAGATGTTTGGTCAGCGCCGTTTCGAGGGGGAGAACTTCCCCACGGCCTTAAACCAGGGAACCAACGGCTTCGTTTCAATCGTTCAGACCGATGACGACGACCAAGCCAAGATCGTCATGCTGGCGCGGCTGTCAGCCGAGATCACCAGTTTCAATGATCCTACTTGGCGGGGGCCAGGTGACAGGCTGGATCTGGGCGCTCGGCTGTACCGTTTACTCGAGCAATCTTTGATTTTGCGAGGGATCCACCAGGCTTGGCTGCGAATCCCGGACGAAATCGCTATCAGCTACAGCCGCAGGGTCCGGGCTGCCGGGTTTGAGAAAGAGGAATGGCCGGTCTATGTAAAGGAGCTTAGAAATGGGACGTAAAGGGGCAAAAGAACAACGAGAACTCTCCAGGGATGAATTCGATTATCAGAGGGAAGAAACGGATCGGCAGAGGACCTTACAAAAAGAGGCCAGGGACACCCTCATGCCGGAGTATCTGAGGCTCTACAACGAGAGTTTCGGCTACGAGCCAGAGGGTTATCAGGCCAAGCTGTTCACGCCTCAACAGCGAGAGAATATCCTTTCGACCAGTATCAGGAGTGCGCGCCTTCCATGGGAGGAAGCCCAGGACGTTGGAGAGCAACGCTTGGCGCGTACCCGGAACCAGGCCGGCTACGGAGCCCAACAGGCCGAGCTGGCCCGTGGCAAGTCGAGGGGGGTAGCTGACATTACCCGCAGGACCGAATCCGACCTGACCCAGAGAGAGAGCGAAACGGAATTCAGCCGCATGGGCTGGCTTGAGGGTGAGAAATTGAAACGACTGATGGGCGGCCTCGGCGGCCTCGGATCACTCTTTGGGATCGACACTCAGCTCTTAATGTCGCAGCTCGGTAGAGGCACAGACGCCCTCGGCGCACACGCCGCCGGTATCGAGCCTGGCAAGTGGGAAACTATTGCGAGCCCAATCATCGGCGGGGCTTCTTCCGCTGCCGGGGCCTACTTCGGATCAAGATAGGGGGTAAAGATGCCGCAGAGAGAACAACAATACTGGCCGCAGGGAACAACCATCGGTCACACTTTAAGCAGATCGGGCGTTGGCCTGGACCCGCCTTTCGGCGGGACGCCCGTTCTACAGCGCAAGAAACTTGACCCGTCCTTCAACCCCATGACGATGGAACAGAAAGAGGCCAGTAGAGCGAACTTGGGCATGACGCTGCCTACCCCTGACTTCTCCCCTCAAGCACGTTACCCGACACAGGCAAGGGCGCAAATGCCGCAAGCTCCCGAAGCGCGAATCCAGATGCCCACCTACGAAAGACCGGAGCCGATGGGATGGAAAAAAGCTCTCTTGGGAATTGGCCTGTCTGGGGGCGCCCAACTTCAGGGCATGGGAGCGCAAACGGCTGACGCTTTCTTCCGCGAACCTGAACGCCGGGCAGAGGCCGATTATGCCAGGGAGTTGGGAGCCTACTCAGCGCGCCAGGGCGAATGGTCCGACTATTTTGACGATATGATGGCCGCCGACAAGTTCAATCTGTCGGCTGAAGAACTTGAGGAACAAAAACGCGCAAACCAAGTCGAGGAAACCGCGCCGTTTGCGGTTGCCCGTGGAGCTGGCGTGTGGGATCCCGTTGCCAGGAAGATGATTTACGAGGATACCAACCTTTTCGGCGGGGGATCCCAATGGGAATTCCAGGCGAATGAAGCCTACAACTACTGGCTGGAAAACAACCCTGGCAGAACGAAGGAGGATATGACCGCCCTGGACAGGGATCAGGCAATTACCCAATTTCGTCGTCGTCGCGGCCTTGAGACTTCCGTTCCCGGTTTTGATGCTGATGGGGGCCTTATCAACGTCCCTCGCAGCGATTCGTATTACGAGGAAAGGCCAGCCAACCGATTCGATGAGTTTGGAAATATCATCTACCAGGGACCGCAACGCTCCACAGGGACCAGGGACAGAGTAGCCCAAATCACAGCGGAGGATATTGCCAGAATTGACCAATGGGCCTCGGATCAGAAGCGCCTGGCCCGAAGGAATTATGAGAACAACAAAAACGCCTTCTTTGCACCACTACCCGGAACGGAATCAGAAACAGAAGCAGAAGCAGCCCTGGAAGCGGAACTTGTAGAAATTGACCGCGAAGCGGGACAACGAAAAGAACGGCTGAGAAGCGGGACTATCGAACCAGGGCCGGGAGAAGGTCGAGTGTTGGAGTACAACCCGGCAACAGGCAGAGCCGAATAAGATGCCTCAACAGCAGGTAAACATTCCCGGCGTAGGGATCGTTAAATTCCCTGACACAATGAGCCGGGCCGAGATAGATAAGGCCTCAGCGCGGTTGTATGACGAGGCACAGCCGCCGATGAAGTGGCCCCCAGGTGAACCCGCGCCAGCCCCATCCATGTTCGATATGGACTATAAACGTCCAGAAGTTTCGCCCGAGGCCAGGGCAGCGTCAGCGGCCAGCGCGCCGGATCCGCGCCTTGCCACACCCTCAGATATAGCCGGCGGCTCATTGGGGAGTGTCCCGCAGCCCAGGCGAGAGGCAATCCAACAGGACTTCGACGTAGCTCGAAAGACGCCCCTTATCCCCTTTGGTGCGATGGCCGAGAAGGCCTATCCCGACTTGCCGGATCAGGGCTTGGCTTACGAAATGGAGCGGGGCTTTGCCATCGGCATTAACAAGGTGGTTGAAGGCTTCACCACACCGACGACCCTCGCAACGATAGGCGTTGCCATGGGGGCCAGCGCCGTGAGCCAAACGCTGAAAATCTTAATCGGCATAGGCTTCACCGGAGAGATTGCCGGCCACGCAATTATCGAAGCTCCTGAGATCGTGGAACTCGTCAAGGCAGGGGAGTACGGCAAAGCGACTGAGGTAGGAACCCAAGTCGTAGCTTCGTTAGGCTTGGCCGGGACGATTGGGAGACACACCCTGAAGGCTGGAGCCGCCCATCCATTGACCACTGGCCGGGCCATGGTTGTGGATCCACGGGTGCCGCCGGAGCCCCGTGTAGTTTTCGAGCAAGGTGCCGGCTTGGAAGTGATGCCAGCTCACGAAGGATCACTGTTCCCAGGCAGACCCACGGAGCTGGCAGGATCGCCGGCAGGGGGAGCTTTACCGCAATCAACCACAACTCAGCGGCCAGGTGTACGCGGCCCTGTCAGCACACAGGGCATTTATATGCGCGGCACAACACCCGAGCCAGGGGTAAGAGGACTCTTGCCCGAAGCTCCCGGCTACGACATTCCCGGAGCCGGCCCCGGACGACTCTTTAGGGGTGGCGCGAGGATGGGAGAGCCAGCGCCTACCATGGAAGGGCAACCGCTTGCCGCTGGAGAGCAAACCGTTGTGCCTACGCAGCAACCCGGTGGCACCTTGTTCGATGCCGTACAGGAGCCTTCCAATCTGCTTCGCAGACAGCGCATGGCCCCTGACTTCGTAGGCCCACCGGAGCCCCCGGTGAGGCCCGAACCAGGACAGAGATTGCTTCCCCCTGGACCCGATGTTGCCTTGCCGCCGGGTGGTGGACCCATGGTGACAGAAGTGGAGCCAGGCACACCCGGAGGCCTTGAGCCCTTCCGTCCGGGCGATGTTGGCCGTTGGGGCCGCCCAGGCGATCCAGCCCGTGTACGAGAACCGGGCAGATTCCGCGTCAGAGAGACAGGGGATCCCTCTAGCGACCTATTGGCTGACGAGCCCACTGTGAGGCCTGAAGGACTGCCCCCGGAGTCCACGGCAGTCGTTCCAAGGGAAACGACAGAACTGGACTTGGGCGAGGCAATCGACAGAAGGGCCGAGGAAGGTGGCCCGGTCAAGATCGTTAAGCCCTACAAGACCCGTTGGGAAATAGGCCAAGACTGGTACAAAGAAAACAGCATGGAGCGCGACATTGTAGACGAAGGCGGGATGAAGCTGGATATGAGTGTGCAAGAAGAAGCGGCCATGGTAATGCCGAATCTTGGGGCCAGAGGGGATGCGCGCAGCCGCAATATGTTTGATCCGATCCGAACCCTGAAAGGTGAGGGCGGCCATACCCCGGATCAGATGTTTCATATCCTTCAGGACAACGGGAAAATTCCTAAAAATTGGGATCAGAGCGATTTCATGGCCGCTATGTCGGATCGGAGCCCTGGCTCGAAGGGAACCTTTCCGAATGTAGAGGACGCCGATGTATTCGACCAACTGGACGCCGCTAATGAGCGTATGCGCCCAGAGGGCTTCGAGCCGGGGGCTCCAGAACGACTCGTACCGGACGTTACACAGCGCGCACCTTTGGACACCAGGGCGCTTGGAGAGCCCCCGCGCACCGTCGAAGAAGCCGAAGCCGATTGGCTAAGGAACCGGAAAGACATAGAGGAACAGCGTGGCCGTTCGATGGAAGCCGACTCGCGCATTGACACCTTGCTGGTTAAGAACGATCTTGCGCGGCAGCGGAACCTGGACAGACTTCAGCCGCCCAAACCGGCAACTTCAGGGCCGGGATTCGAGGCAGAACCGAAGGCCGACATACCACCCAAGCCCAAAGACACCATACGCGGGGATGAGCTGCGAAAAGAGACTTTCGAGGAAATGGAAGCCCGGCAAGAGGCCATGGATAAGGGCTTCGAGGACCAAATCAACGCTTTCAGGGAAGGATACGGAGAAGTCGGATTCCAGGTGCCAATGCGGGGAGAAGGGCGCTACGCCATCTTGCATGAATCTACGCGCCCCGAGGAAGGCGCCTGGCAAACGAGCTACTTCGATGACCGTGGACCGTCCGGGCATCACATGAGCGGGAGCTGGCTAGATGCAGTAACAGACCTTCAAAGCCAATTCCGGGTAGACCTCTCCGAAGCCAGAGTCAAAGGCCAGCCGAACCTGGATCGAGCCGCTACCGATATGAAGGGCTACGACTTGGAAGTGGAGGAAGCCCGGAACCGGAGCCTGAGAGGCGAGGCGGCAGATCCATTCAGAAAGGCCACTGAAGCGCCGGCAGAGCCCCCCGACGAATTCCCGGAGCGTGTCGGCCTGAAGGTGGAGGAACCCAAGGTGGAGCCTGAAGGCCCGGACCTGGACCGGCTCCGTCAGGCTGGAGCTGGAAGAATGAAGGAGCCTACCGTCAAGAAGGAAGCTCCCGAGACAGAATTCGAGCGTGGCCGCGAGGCTAAACAAGAAAAACTCACGCGAGTCGAAGCCTGGGAAGCCGAACTGGCAGAAGCCAAAGCCACCAAGCCATCAACTGAACTCGGCGGCCCCCGTGACAAGTTAGAGTTTCCGATGGAAGAAGGGGAGACACCGGAAGTCCAAGACTACTGGCGCGGAAACGCGGAAGAATACGGCGCTCTGTCGGATCTTGTGGACAGGATCACATTTCGTGACCTAAGCCCATCCGAAAGAACAAGGGCAGAGAAAGTTTATGACGCCGCCCTGGAGCGCCTGGACGAAATCGACCAAGGGGCCGCAGAGCTTCAAGAGGCCACGGAACTCGGACCAAAGGCGGTGGCAGAAGCAACTGGATTGATTGTCAAGAGGGCCGAAGGATTCGACCAAGCAGATGGGGAGTGGGGAGTGTTCCGGCGAGATCGTGATGGCAAAGACGCGATGCTCGCGCAATTCAAAACAGAAACCGATGCCCGATGGTGGCTGGATCAGCAGGGCAAGCGGAAGGCCGAGCCCTCCCAATTCGCAGTAGATGACCGAGTTATCTGGAAGGACAAGTTCGGGACCGTTCAGAAAGTCGGCGGGGGTTTAGTCGATCAGGTCAGGGTCCAAATGGACGATGGGCGCCTGATTGACATTATGAAGGATGAGGTATCCCCGGCCCCGCCCAAGATTTCCTCAGAACCGGGTAAAACGATGGGTGAAGTGGAGGCCGAGCCCAAGGTTGAGCCGGAAGGTGGGCCGGCCCATCCAGTACCCCCGGAAGGATTCCCTGACAAGGGACTGATCGAAAGAGCCAGGCACTACGAGGACCAGGGCTGGAAGATCACAAAGACACCCAAAAAAGTTCAGTGGGGAGCCTCTTACCAGGGCGGGAGTCGAATCGTTTTCGGAACCAAACCCGCCGCCGTTAAATACGTCGAGGATTTACTGGCCCAAGAAGCCTCGGAGGGCGTTACTCATAAGTCTGCCGCCGAGCTAAAGGCCGATGTAGACGCCGAGGCCGATGCGTTGAGGGAGCCCAAAGAAGGCAAGGTGTTGTTTGAGGACGATCCCAATGTAAATCTCTTTGTCGAGGATCTGAAAGGCGAGAAACCAGCCCCACAGTGGAAAATCAAAAAGACGCGGGGCGGCGATTGGGGAGTCTATAAAGACGGGAACCTACAGATCAGGAAAGCCACCGAGGCCGAGGCTGCCGAGTCCATGCGGGGCATCCAACAGAGCGGCGAGGAAGGCGGCTTTACCTACACTGAAGAACAAGCTGATCCGGGCAGAAAAGCGGGTAGAGATTTTTGGAAAAGCCCACCGGAAGAAGAAGCAGAGCCCACCGTCAAACCTGAACGCCAGGTGGAGATCGTAGGCGCAAAAGGTTTCGAGCGTGAGAACAAACTGGCCGACGACAAGGCGAAGCTGGAGAACATTCTAAGCGCCAGGCCGGATCAAAACACGGCTGCCGGCAGGAAGCTCATCAAGGATCTTGGCCGGCGAGAGAAGATCCTACGGGACGCCATAGCGGAGCAAGAACGGCTGTTGCGGAACGATCCCGAGCAAGCCGGTATGTTTGGTGAGGCAGAACCGCCCCTGTTCGCTGCGGAGCCACAGGTGAAGCCGGAAGTACCCAAGGAAGAAAGGGAAGGGCTTTACTCTGAAGAACCCAAGGTGGAGCCGGAGGGCAAGAAGCCGCCGACAGTAGCCAAGGAGGAAAAAGCCGGTCCCACAAGCCACGCCTCAGATTACGTTGATAGCCTTGTTCAAGGAGCATCCAAGCCTGGAAGCCCGATTACCACAGAGGTTGCCGGCTTTGCCAAGGCCTACCTGAATTGGAAATTGGGCGATCAGAAGAAATCGGCGCCACGCCTGGCCGGCACCATGGCTAAGTCCGTGAAGGGCTTGATTGACCAACTCGTAGAGGCCGATAAGCCGAAGAAACCGAAAGGGCCTCCAGGTCAGTCTACTCTCCACGCCAACCCCATCGGTTTTATGATGGATGTTTGGTCGAAGGAATACGGCCCGAAGCTCCACAAATACCTACTCAGCACCGAGGAACCCTACGGCCTTGTGGTGAAGCCGCTGCCGGAGTTTCTGAAGTGGCTTTTCCTCACCCGACACCGGCAGCCGCCTGAGTGGGTCGAGGCTCACCAACAATGGGAATGGAAAACCAGCGAGGGCGCTACTGAATCCTTCAAACTCGGCCAACAGTTGACCCAAAAGCTCACTCAAGCCGAGCAACTGAAATTGGGGGATATGTTGCGGGGAGAAGCCACCGAGGCCGACTTGCGCTCCATGCGCGACAACCCACGATGGAACGAGGCTATCGACGCCGTTAAAATTGCCAGGGCGAGATTCGATTCATGGGGAGCCCAGGCCGCCTTGCAGGGCCTCTTGAGCGAGGAAACTTTCTTCAAGAATTACGGGAAATATATGCCTCGCCTCTACCGGCGTTGGGAAGTGGACTATGACGCTCAATTAGCCAAGTACGGGGCCAAGAAACCGACTCGGATGGATATGGACCGCTGGAAGAAGCGCGAGGATATTCCCGAGGAAGTGCGGGTGCTGATGGGCGAGATCAAGGAGCCTGGCTATCCCGTTGCCAAGGGCCTGTCGCAGATCATCCACGATGTTGAGACTGCCAAGCTGTTCAACAAGGTAGCCGACCACCCGGATTGGACTTTAGAGCCCGAGAAATTTTGGGATCTAGGCAAGGATCCCAACCAGTACACGAAGATGCCGGTAGACCCGAAACTCGGGCGGCTGTCAGGGAAGTACGTCAATAAGTACATCGCCTCGGTCCTGAATCAAATGGTCAAAGATCGGGGCCAATACCACAAAGTCACCCGAGCTTTGGTCAGCGAATGGAAGTTCAACAAGGTCATCTTTAACCCCGCCACCCATGGCCGGAACATGGTTTCCAATACGATGCTGGCCTACCTCTCGGGCCTACCGCCCTGGCGGGTAGACATTTACAGCAAGGCCATGATGGAGCTGTGGCAACAGAAGGGTCCACACTACGATGCTGCCAAGGCCCAAGGCCTGTTCAGCACCACCTTTGCCAAGGGTGAGCTGAACCAGCTCGTAGACGCCTGGAATTCGACAAGTGGGGGATTCTATGACCGGATCGCCGGCATGGCCGATCATTTTGCAAAGGGCGAGATTGCCGAGGGATTGGGCAAGATCCGACCTTCAAGCTGGAAAGTCGGCCAGAGGGCCGCGAAGATTTACCAGGGCGAGGAAGCATGGTTCAAGCTGGCTAAATTCATTCAGGAAACGGAGAACGGAGCTACCCCGAAAGCTGCGGCCCAAGCGGCACAGAAAGCCCTTTTTGATTACACGGAAGTACCGCCGTTTGTGGAGTGGGCCAGAACCTCACCCGTGGGAGCCCCCTTTATCACGTTTACCTGGAAGGCTCTGCCGCAGATCATCGAAACGGGCATCACCCACCCGTGGCGCCTGGGTGGGCTCGTTGCCACTATCTACGCCATGGAGGAAGGTGCGCGCCTGGCCATGGGCATTGACGAAGAACAAATGGCCTTTATCAAGAGAATCCAGCCCGATAGGATGAAAGGGAATCCGCTTGGCCTGGGACCGAAGGCCCTCTTGCTTCCGTACAAAGACAAGTACGGGCAGCTCATGTTCCTGGATTTGACCTACATTTTGCCGTGGGGCGATGTTGGAGAAACCGGGGCCACTGGAATCCTGCAAGGGACGCCAGGCTACGCCGGCCCCCTGCGTGCGATTGCCGAAGTCATGCTGAATACCTCGGCCTTCACCGGGTCAGAAATTTACGACCCCAATGACAGCACGAAGGAGAAAGTACAGGCTGTCTCTGATTACCTCTACAAGTTTGCGATGCCAAGCCTCGCCCCTGCTATTCCCGGCGTTACGAAAGGCGGTTGGGGGTTTGAGCGCCTCTGGGCTTCAGTCACAGGCAAAGAGGATTACTTTGGCCGCACATCTTCACCGGGAACCGCTTTTGCCAGCGCGATAGTTGGTATGAAAACTAATCCCATGGACCCGCCAATAGAGCTGTTTTTCCGCAAGAAGGATTTTGAGCAAGCCTTTGATGATCTACAGGCCAATGCTTTCAGGATTCGGAACCACAAGGGACTGAGCATCGAGGAAAAGCAGAAGCAACTGGCGATCATCCAAGACAAAGGCCGTAAACTGCGGCAAGCCGCCGACACCATGATCCGAGGCCCACAATCCGAGAGTAAGTAGATGGCCAGATACGACTTCGCCCCACACTTCACTGAGGGAGAATTTGAATGTCATTGTGGGTGCGGAACCGTCAACCCGAACAGGTCATTCCTCGAGCGACTTGAGAGGGCGCGGATCCGGGCCGAGATCCCGTTTCCTGTTGTCTCCGGCTCCCGCTGCCGACCTCACAACGAGGCTGAAGGCGGGGTGGATTCCAGCTCCCACCTGGCCGACGACACCATAGAATCCCATGCCGCCGATATAGGATCGCGGGGATCCAGGTCACGGGGAATCATCATCCCGGCCCTGGTGGGCGTGGGCTTCAACCGCTTGGGCTTTGCCAAGACCTTCATCCATGTGGATATTGACCCGGCGCTGCCACCGAACATGATTTGGTTGTACTGATTTGGAAGAATCGGATTATTGGAGGGAACATGGTAAAAGCGATCAAAGACCAAGTGCAGCACCCTGGCTACCTGAGCCTCGCCCTGTTGCTCTGTATGCTCGGTATCGGTTTCGGGAAGTGGGGGGAGCTTCAGGGGGTCCAGACAGCCGGTGAGCTGCTTCTCCTGACCAACATCTTTTCCATGCTCCAGTATCTCCTGCCGACCATCGTGGCGTTTCTAACCAAGGGGGTGATGAAATGAGAAAATTGCTATTCGTGCCTTTGCTCCTGGTGTGCATGGCTGCCGGCTGCGCTGACACCCTGCGCTCGATCACAGAAGGGCTCAACAAGGCCGCGGTGAGTGTCGGAGAAGTCCAGGGCATCATCATCGCAGCGTGGGAAAATGACGTAATCACCAAGGAGAAATCGGATGATTTGATCGCGGGAATCACGGTTCCCGTACTGAGCGCGATTGGAACGGCCAACGGAGCCGTGGCGCTCCTGGTTGCCAGGGATGAAGTGGATAGGGATGAAATTCTGGAGATCCTACCGCCGGTCATCGAAGCTCTCAAGGAGGCCCTGGCCGACGAGAAAATAGGGCTCATCAGTAACGCCGGCACCAAGGCAGCGGTCCAGCTCGGGCTTCAGGCCGTTGTCAGCGCCCTGAGTACAATCCAGGTCATAGCGGAGGAAGAATAGATGCCCACGAACTTTGAGAACATTATGAACGCCATGGGGCTCATCGAAGCCTCGATCCCGATGGTGGCGAAGGTCATCATAACCCTGAAAAGTGGGAAGAAAATCGACCTCACGGAGCTGGTTGCTGATACGAAGAAGGTTGTCGATGACAAGCTGGCCGAAGCCGCTGAACACTTGGGGAAGCCGGGGGAATAGCTGTGGGAGGATACGGATGGGGTTCAAGGAAATTGCCGAATGGAAGCACATTGGGACCGTGGCCGTGTTAGGCCTGGCCGGCTGGCTAGGAACGGTTTGCCTGTTGGGGTGGCAGCTCTATTGGGACGTTGAAACACCCGTTACCGGCCTCAAGGATGCCTTCGCAACTCATGTGACCACCATGGAGGGTGAGGGCGAGGGAATCAAGAAAGCCCTGGATGATATTGCCAAAGTCCTGGGGGAAGTGAGAGTCGATCAGCAAGAGGCTTACAAGCGCGACCTGACGATTCGGGGCCTGGGAACTGCCGGCAGCTTCGGTGGGACCGAGAAGTACGTCAGGATCAACTCTGACAGTGACGCCTCGCTCTACCGGGACGGTGACACGATCCGAATTACCAAGATCACCGTCGATGGGAGGGCATCGGAAGTATTTGAAGTGAGGGGAGAGTGGACCCACCCTGATAGCGCGGTTCTTGTCAGTTTCTCTCAAGCGGCCTGTGAAGCCCTGGAAGTCGAGGGGATCGTTAAGGTTCAGCTAGAGCCCGTCCTAAGAAAATAAACTAAAAAAAGCTACTTGCCTTTCGTCGGGGGGATTTGCTAATCTCACCCGTATGCTGATCCCAAATATCCAAAAAATAGAAGCCGCCCGTGAAAGACAGGGCCTCAGCAAGAGCGGCCTTGCCAAGATTGTCGGGATCCACCCTTCAACCTACACGCTGATTCTAAAGGGGAAACACTCTTACGCGCCGACGATAAAACGGATCGCCCTGGCGGTAGGAATGAAGCCGCACCTGGCTTGGAAAACATCGAGAAGTGCTTAGGATTCACCGTGAGCATTTGGATCCACTGGCGCCGGCCAGGGGATTCCTATATGGAGTGGTTGCCAGTCTCTTGTGGCTGGCTTTTGTGCTGATAATCGTGCTGTCAATGGAGGAAAAAGTATGAGTGTTTTAGCTGTGTTAAGACTTCAGGAAGGGGGATACAGCCTCGTTTCTACTATCCACCCACCGAAAAAGCAGAAGCGGATCATCGCGCTCCGCGACTGGATCCAAGAGCATGGAGTGGACGGAGAAACCTACCGGCTGGCCGATTGGGCCACGCCGGCTGTGACCGCCAAGAAAACCATGACCTTTGAACTGGCCGTAGAGAAGAAGGCCAAAAAATGAAACACATCGGGAGGATTATGATGGAAAACGACAACCCAAACCCTGTGAAAGAAGTCGAAGAAAAGGCACTCGGCATCGAAACTGTGCCGGAGGTTCAGGAACGCCGGCAGTTACCCATGGAGCATCCAGGTCGAGAAGTCGGCTTGGCCGAGCTGGCTGCGCGCAAGGGCGAAGGCCTGGCGATCATCGAGGCCAGGGCCAAGATTCTGGAAACGCTCCGCAAGGCCGCCATCCGGGCAACGAGCCCGGAAGATTGGTTGCTATTCAAGGATCGGGTGGGAGCCGTGATCGGCTACCTTCAGGACTGCGGCTGTGATCGTGTCCGTGACCTCTACGGCATCGAGATCCGGGACGTAGGCAAGCCCGAAAAGGTATTCGGCCAGGATGGGGAATCCTTTACCTATCTGATCCAGGGTGGGGGCTACTGCGGAATCACCCATCAAACCGTGGAATCCATCGAAGGGGGCCGTAGCTCCACCGATGAATTCCTGTTTGGCAAGTCAGGGGTAGAGCTTGAGCTGGCCGTGAGAAAGGCCGCTAGGGCCAACCTCGACGGGAATATCACGCGGGAACTGGCCGGATTGAAGTCTGTACCCCTTTCAGAGCTACATGAGGCCTGGAAGGATTCCAACAAAGACAGCGCAAATTGCCGCCTGGGCCGAGGATTCGGGACTGGAGCCGAGCGCCAGGGCGCGGATCTTCAGACCGGAGCCGGCGTCAAGCAGAGCGAAGCCCCGCCGTGTCCGAAGTGCGATGGGCCGATGAAGTTCGTCAAGGGCAAACAGGGCAAATACGACGACTTCTGGAGCTGCGCTAAGTATTCCAGTGGCGAGTGTGACGGGACCAGGAAGATGAAAATAGACTGGTCCAAAGCCGCTGAGAAGTCAGAAACAGCAACACAAACCGAGCCCCCTGACGGAGATCCGGGGCCTCAAGACGAAGATCAGGGGGTAAGCCAAGATGACATTGACTTCGGACCAACCAAGTAAACGGGGAATAGCCGACATTATTTCAGACGCCTGGATTGCCTTCATCGAATCCGAGGGTCAATCAGCTCCCCACAAGCGCGAGTACGTCTATGCCAGTTCCAAGAGGGACTGTCTGAGGCGCATGGTGCTGGAAATGACCGATGGAGACAAGATGCCGGAATTCGACGCCAATACCCTGGCGAAATTCCGGCGGGGGAATGACCGGGAACGGGATCTACTCAACGACCTGGCTCAGATCGGACGGAACTCAAACCCCACTTTCGACGTAATCGCCCAACAACAGCGTTTCGAGCTGAAGGATAAGAAGGGCCGGGTGTGCATCGTGGGGAAAACTGACGCCCGGATCCGGTTCGAGCGCACCGAAGGCGGGATCCCCGTCGAAGTGAAAGCCTGGAGCCCCTTCTTGACCAATAGAATCGAACGGTTCGAGGATTTAGAATTATCGCCCTGGACGAAGCCTGGCGCCTATCAACTCCTGGCCTACCTCTTGGGGGCCGGTGAGCCCGTGGGGATCCTGTTGCTCGATATGGCCGGCCTTCCGCTGCCGATCCCGGTGGAACTGGAACCAAACCTGGATATGATCGAATCCTTCCTTGTGGCCGCTGAGAAGGCCTTAGATCACAAAGAGGCGGGAACCCTACCTGAATTCATTGACGATCCCGCTGAGTGCCAGCGTTGCCCCTTCTACGGTGGCGTCTGTAACCCACCACTGAAGCATACCGGAGCGCAAGTTATCACTGACCCCGCCTTTGAGGCCGCCCTGGTCCGACGAGAGGAACTGAAGCAAGCCGCCAAGGAATTCGGGCAGCTCGACAAAGAGATCAAGAAGGCTGTTTACGGCTGCGAACAGACCGTGGCCGGCGAATTCATCCTCAACGGAACGTGGCGCAAGAAAACCGTCTACGATGTTCCCGATAAGGCCGTGGCAGCCTATGAGGAACTTCGCCAGGCCAACAAGAAGAACGAGCCCAAAGGCTCCTTCGTTTTGGAGATCACAAAGCTGTGATAAAGCTGTGGAAACGGTTTCACGCATGGTGGGCCTGGCGGCGAGATAAGACGATAGAGCTGCCGGGCTTCTTCCTGCCGGCGAGAAAGTGTTGCTTTTGCGGAGATCAGTTCGAGATCCTGGCCGCTGAGTTAAACCCGCAGTACGCCAGGCCAAGGATGCTACACGGTTGCCGGTCCTGCCGAAGAAGGGGCCTTTATAACTCTATTTGGGTCGAAATTTAGGAGGAACCATGGAAACACCTGACCAACTTGACCAACGATTACACTCCTTGTGCGGGGAAGGGACCGCGCTGGAAGTCCACAACCACGAAGTTCAGATAGCCCAAGCGGTCCAGCTCTGCCGGATCGCCACGGCTCTGGAGAAAATCGAAGAAGTCGGGATCTACAACTACCCGCAGGAAACCACAGAACCCGACCCCCCCGAATCAAGCTCTTTGCGCCGCCGAGGGTAAACATGAGGAAAGAATGGAATATCTCAAGATCGTCAACTGGAAACGCTGGCAGTCCTGGCGCTCAGACCGGGGCCAACCACCCTGGATCAAACTGCACAGAATCCTGATTCGGAACCCGGAATGGATTGGCTTGTCTGACTCCCAAAGGGGCCAACTTGTGTGCCTTTGGATGCTTGCCGCCGACTCTGGGGGCAAAATACCCGATTCTGAGCAATACCTTGAAAGGGTGCTTTGTCTATCAAAAAAGCTGAATTTGCAAGTCTTTATTGATCTTGGGTTTATAGAGAAACGGCGCCGGGCTGACGCCAAGGTGACGCCAAGCCGGCGCCAGCCTGACGCCAACGTGGCGCCACAGAGTAGAGTAGAGGAGAGTAGAGGAGAGGAGAATAGAGAAGATAGGAGAAGAACAGATAACGTCCCGAGCCCAACCGCTGACGGTTCGGCTCCAGACGATGCCGTTTTCGTCACTTTCCCCACCAACATCAAAGAAGTCGAGTGTCCGATTTTCCGCAGCCAGGTAGAGAGCTGGAGAGTCACCTTTACAGGCGTTGACGTTGAACAGCAGATTCGGGAGTGCCGACAGTGGGCCATCGACAATCCCACCAAACGAAAAACCTACGGCGGGATGAGCCGCTTTATCTACAACTGGCTCTCTCGCCGGCAGAACTCTGGAGGATCCCCTGCGAGGGCCAAGATGACCCCTGACGAGCATTTGAAGGAAATAGAGGGCAGGAGCGCCAAGTGACCCCCGTAGAGGCAGTCATGGAGCTTGAGGATACCTACGATAAGCAACTCACGAACAAGCAGACAGCCAAATACCTGAAATTCTATGGGAAGTTCACGCCGGCTGACGTTGAGGGCATGACCATGAAGGCCATCGAGGATTGTAAATATATCCCCAGAATCGCGCATTTGAACGATGCCAGGAAGGATTTGATGATTCAACAGCCTGACCGCAGCCGGAAGCCTGACCGGGATTGCGGGATATGCGATGGGACCGGATGGCAGTACGTCAACGTCATCTACCGGGAGACAAAGCAGGAAGTCCGGGCCGTGGAACGGTGCGGCTGCCGCGACGATCCGGGGGCGGCCTTTTGAAGCAAGCACCCTGCGGAACCTGTCGATTTTGGGAGATCCTATCGAACCGGAGTAGTGAGCCCGAGGGCCGATGCCGGATCCAGCCCCCGGTGCTACTGATCGAGCGTGGCGTCACGATCAACGTGCGAGGCACCTGGCCTATCACTTTCATTGACGATTGGTGTGGGCAACACAAGCCGGCAGTCGTAGGGGCCGACAACCCCCAAGGCCGGTATAACGAGCAACTGAGCGAACTGACGGAGAAAGTGACGGAGAGAAGATACAGGAGGCCGAAGCCATGACCAAACCTGAAAAAGCCTGGGCCTGGATCTGCATGGAGCAAAAACAGAAAGGCATGATCCTGGCGTATTACTTTGAGCAAGTCACGCTCTACCTGTCGGATCCCGCCCCTGGCACCAAGCGGGTGAGCTACACGCCTGACTTTGTTTGCATCCTGCCGGATGGGAGTGTCCGGGTCGATGAGATCAAAGGCCCCTTCATCCGAGAGGATTCAGAGCTGAAATTCAAGATCGCCGCTGACCGCTTCCCCCACTTTTGGTGGCGCATGATCCAATACAAGAAACGGGGGAGAACGACAGGTTTCGAGACTATTCGGGAGCTTGGCAAAATTGCGCCAGCGTGGAAAGCATGACGGTTCACATTCACGCGCCACAACCGGAGAGCGTTGAGATCCAACGGAATCGTTGCCCGAATTGTGAGCGAAAATCACCGATGGTCGTGGCCTTTTATGAGTGGTATGGGCCGTACTGGACTTGCCTACGCTGCGGGGATGCGTACACCGACGACGAGCGATTACCTCGGCCTTTCGCGCCGGGCTGGAGGAAGGAGAACATCGAGGGCGCGAAGAAGTTGTGGAGATCAAAACATGGACTGCGAAAACTTGGAGGAAAAACATGATCGACAAGAAAGAGTACCTGGGCGATGGGCTGTACGCGACCTTTGACGGGTGGGGGATATGGCTGACCGCCGAGGATGGAGTTAGAGTCTTGCACAAAGTTTACTTAGAACCTTCGGTTCTAAAATTATTTGATGACTATGTTGTGCGGCTGCGGGTGTTTATCAAGGCTGCCCATGCGGAACGTGAGGCTGCGGAGGCCAAGATTACCGGCGAGAAAGAGAAGGTGGAAGCTGAAGATCACGGGTAAAGGATGGTGGGGGAGCCGCTGGCCACAACCGCCTAAGCTCGTTGCGGGTATGGCCGGGTGGACTCCCGATCACGTTGAGATATTTAAGCATCATAATCCTGACTTCATGGCCCACTTCTCGCACATCTTGGCGGTCCCGGCTCCCGGCCACTGGCTCGTCACTGTCGTTTGGTGGGCCGACTGGCTCCCGCTGCTGTGGTTCGCTTGGGGATTCAGGAACGGCGATCTATTCGCCATCGGCTTGGCTGAGTGGGACGATGTTGAAAAAGTTTACAAGCTCATGCGGGTGAGAGCGCATGGGACGAAGGGATGGATCGCCCTGGTATCCACAGGCCTTTGCGGTTCGTCCCTTCTCTCTTTCCTGGCTTGGCTCCTATGAAGAAAAAAGGCCATCCTCGATACAGGACGAAGCCCAATGAGAGGAAATCCAACGGCAGCGATCCGCTGCTGAAGTGCTTTGATTGCCAGGAAAAACAAGGGAAGATCCCGATTTGTCAGCTCCCGAACGGGATAGTCCTGAAAGTCTGCCGGCTTTGTTTCCGGTGGCGATATGAACCATGGGGAGCAACAGGAGAACGTCAATGAAAACAGTGAAATCAATCTTCAAAGACAGCAAACTGTACGTTATCTACCGGGTCACGATCATGTTCCGGGACAAGATTTTCGGCGGCCAGCCGAAGTCCCGAGAGATCCTTGAAAAGTGGATCGAGAGCAAGGGAGAAATGCCACGGGAGCCGATGGAGGAAAAGGAAAAGGTACTCGACCTGGAGGAAGAAACCGAGCAAGTGTGGTGCGGCTTCCGCAGGAACGGCGAGGGCATCTACATTCGAGACTTCCAGGTTGAAGCTCTGCTTTCCCAATGCGGCACCACCCTCGGGATAACCGTGAAAACGCGGGGCTCTAAAGGTATCATTCAACACGGCTTGCACGTTGGGCCTCGAGAGATTCATTTCCTCGACAAGCACGAAGCTGACGGGTACGACGACATAGCCGGCCATGTGATGACACCGCAGGGCAAACGGTCTATCCTGAAGCGATGCGACTACGTTAGACACGCGGAACTGAGCTTCGAGCTGAAGCTGTTGGAAGGGCAGAAGAAGCTCACCGAAAAAGACCTCCTGAAGATGCTCCACTTGGGCCAAGAGAACGGCCTGGGATCCTGTCGGTCCATGGGTGGAGGCAAGTTCGACGTTATCGAATTTGACAAGCTGTGAGTGAAAAGAAATTCGACTGCTACGCCTGTCAGCATCGCCGCGAGGTTCCTGGAAGCTATCACAGCCAATGCGCCCACCCAGACATAGGCCAAGCCAACCCCGTGACCGAACTTTTTTCCATGCTCGGCGGGGGCCGTACAGCGCCAGTGGGATTGCTTGAAAAAGGAGCATCGAAGCTGAACATCAAGGGTGCCGCCACCGGGATCAAGGGCGGTTGGTTCAACTGGCCTTTCAACTTCGACCCCGTGTGGCTGGAAAATTGTGATGGCTTCACTGTGAAGAAAGAGTAGAAAGCTGTGTGTCCCTGGTGGACCCTAGTTTGGGGGGTCTGCCAGGGGGGATAGGGTGGGCAAAAAAGGCAGAACAACACAAGACTTTACGGCGCCCTGCGGCTTAACCCGACAACACTCAACAGAGCCCTGCGGCTTAACGCGATGCTCCGGGACGCGACCCTGCGGCTTAACCTGACTTGGCGGTACTCTACGAGGCCCTTGCGGCTTAACAGATCGGCACTAGACCATACGGATCCTGGCGGCTGGACGATCCTGGATTGACTGTACGAACCCCTGCGGCGAATCGGTACTAGATCCTACACGACCCTGCGGCGGAACGGGATTGGTCTGAACTGAGCATGACAGCGCCTTACGGCTATACGAAACTGGTGCGTGACGCGGCTGTGCCGGATCCTTGCGGCAGGACGAAACTCAATAATTCCCTACCTTGCGGCTGGACACAACGTTTCTACGCGCGGCTGGACATTTCCAGATAAGCCGGCCCGAACCCTTGCGGCTCTACGAGACTGTTCATACCCCTGCGGCAAGCCAAGACGCCTCACGGCAAGCCCTGGCGGCAAATCGGAACAATTCCCATCAGAACTTTACGAATCCCTGCGGCGTAACTGAGCCCCACTTTCCCGAACCAGGACAAACCCTTGCGGCAAGACGAGTTAAATCAAAACATCACAAGCCTTCACCTTGCGGCATGACGGGACACGGCAGAACCCGACACGGCTTTACGGACCCTTGCGGCAAGACCGAACCACACACCCCTGCACCGACCCTTGCGGCAGGATCTTACTCGACTGTGCCGGACTCACCCTTGCGGCAAGACTTCGCTGTACGCGCCCCTGCGGCAATACGTTTCACTACTAAACTATCCGACCCCTTGCGGCCACACAAAACAGAACAAGCCCCTGCGGCCTAACATGACTCCACCCGGCGAATCCCTGCGGCAAAACTTAACACGCCCCACCAAAACTCGACACGCCCCTGCGGCTGAACAATCCAAATCGAAGCGAACGTGACGGACCCTTGCGGCCATACAAAACAGACCAAAGCCTTGCGGCTAATCGAGGCGTCACCAACCAGGACCCTGCGGCCATGCGCGACAGCTCCCGACCAAGACCTTGCGGCAAGCCTGAACTATCCGAGTCCAAACCTGGCGGCATAACAAAACGAGGCACCACGGTCCCTTGCGGCTATCCAGGTCACAACTCAACCGGCCATCGACAAGACCTTGCGGCCTGACTAGACTGACCCTCACACCCCTCGCCCCTGCGGCAAATCAAGGCGTCACCTACCATATCCTTGCGGCAATCCTCGACCTGAAACAGCTAGACTTCACAACCCACAAAAGCTGCGCCAGGAATTGTTCTCCGACCTATACTCGCGCCCCGCCCGGAAAATTAACAGCTGCTACTCCCGCCGGCAGCCGCGGGCTCCCTGAATTAAGGATATTGTCACAAAATGATACACCCCAAAATGTAGTGAGCCCTTCGGCGCCCTGGCGCCGTGTCAATCCTGAAACCCGGCACCCCGGCACATATCCCGGCATACACCCCGGCGCGCTCT